CACTAGGATTAGGTACAAATGCAAATGACGGAACAGGTGATACTTTACGCATAGGCGGCGATAAGGTTAATGACAACTTTGTAGAATTGTACACTAAGTTTGGTGATGGTAGTACGTTATCAAGTAATGTATCAGTAGGAGGCAACGCTGCAACAGCAACTATTCTTGCAGCTTCAAGAACTATTGCTGGAGTAGCATTCAATGGTAGTGCTGCAATTACTATCGCAAGTACAAACCTGAGTGACACTGCATCCATCTGTCTTGCTGCTAATACACTAACACTGACAAACAAAACTTTGACTGCACCAATTCTTGGTGGAGATGTGACAACCGCATCAGGCAATCTTTTGATTAACTCTGCAACACAGATTGTAGAAGTTAAGGGTGATGGTTCATCCGTTGAGGGTCAGATTAAACTTAACTGTCATGTGAACTCACATGGACAAACAATTAAACCACAACCACATAGTGCAAGTGTAACTAATACAAGTTTACTTCCTGCTGGTGCAAATTCTACATTGGTAAGTAAAGTATCTGCTGATATCCTTACTAACAAAACTCTTGCAGACTTGAAGACAAGTGTACAGACACTTTCTGGTGCTGGTGCAATTGATGTAGTAACTGGTGTAACAGAAGTTACAACAACTGCTGCTGATGCATTGACACTTGCTAACGGAACTGTAGGACAAATTAAAATCATTGTGATGAAAGTAGATGGTGGTGATGGTACTATTACTCCAGTGACATTTGCTGGTGGTACAACTATTACTATGAACGATGCTGGTGACAGTGTTATGCTTACTTACGCAACCACAATCGGTTGGGTACTTGTTGCAAACAATGGTTGCACCATTGCTTAATAAAGGATAAATACAAATGGCAATTGATACAATTAAATCTACAGCAGTACTGGACGGGGCAATCGCTACGGCAGATATTGCAGATGATGCAGTAACGGCAGACAAACTTGCTAACTCAATCAATACATCTATTGCAGCCAAAGCGACAACTACTGCCTTAGGTACTACTAACACAGCGGTTGCTCTCAAGTCTCCCATTGCTAGTCCAGTATTCACAGGCAATGTAGGTATTGGTGTAACTCCAGAGACAGATTGGCACAGCAGTATAGATGCGCTTCAAATTGGTGCTGGTGCAAGCATTTATGGAGATACTACGGCAACGGGCAATCAGATTAGTTCTAACGCTAGAGCCACTGCTGGTTCGTCTTTAAATGGTTATAAATATATAGCCACAGATCATGCGTCCACATATCAACAGTACGGTGGGCAGCATAATTTTAGAGTAGCCCCAAGCGGCACAGCAGACGCAGCGATAAGCTGGAATACTGCTGTGGTTATTGATAACAGCGGCAATGTGTTGATGGGTGGTATGACTAGTCTAAGTTCCACAAAAGGCTTTAGCTTTCAAAATAATTCCACGTATGGGCAATTAAACCTCAAAAAAACTGTATCGGACACTGTAGTCGCAGTTAATTTTTACCACAATAACAGTGTTGTTGGTTCTATTAAATATAGCAATACAGCAACCCAGTATGTTACATCATCGGACTACCGCCTTAAAGAAAACGTCACACCAATGTCAGGTGCTACAGCACAGACTAAGCTACTCAAGCCTTGCAACTTTGATTGGATTCAAGATGGTTCTAATGTCAATGGCTTCCTAGCACACGAACTAGCAGAAGTCGTACCAGAGGCTGTCACAGGCACTAAAGACGCCATGATGGATGAAGAGTATGAAGTCACTCCAGCTACAGACACAGAAGCAGCAGTCATGGGTACACGCTCTGTGCCTGACTTACAAGGCATTGACCAAAGTAAACTTGTACCTTTGCTTGTGAAAACAATTCAAGAACTTGAAGCTCGAATCACTGCATTGGAAGATGCATAAATAAAAGTATAGAATATAGGAAAAAACAATGGCAGCAATTATAACAGAACATTTCAGACAGCATAATGCAGAACAATTTCACGAATCGTTCTCAGAAGCTGCAGCGACAACTTATTATCTATTCATTGGTAAGAGCTCTCCGTTTACAACAACGACATCTGGTGGTGATGACAGTTCACCCCCTGTACCTGTTGATGATGTAACAACGGAACATTACAAATGGGATTCTATGCTTGCTGCTAAACTTATCTCATCATCTGATGTTTCATTTGCTTTACCTAGAAGGAACTGGGCAAACAGTACAACTTACGATATGTACGAACATGACATTAGTTCATCAAACACTACAACCAGTAGTGCAACAAATCTTTACGCCAGTACATTCTACTTTATGACTTCTGCTTATAGAGTTTATAAAGTGCTTGACAATAATGGTGGAGTTGCATACAGTGGTTCAGAACCTACATCTGAAACTTCAACTCCTTTTGAGTTGGGTGGTTACAGATTGCAATACATGTACAAGATTACAACTTCAGAAGTTACAAAATTCTTGACATCAGATTTCATGCCAGTAAGTACAGACACATCTGTATCTGGTGATGCAGTGGATGGTGCATTGGATGTTGTGCGTACTGTTGCTGGTTCTGGTTACACAAACGGAACTTACTATTCTCCTGTTGATGGAGATGGTGCAAATGGTATTGTAAAAATTATAGTCTCTGGTGGTGCAATTGTAAAACAAGGTTCAGCTGGTACAAACATGTACACAGTCGGTACTGGATATAGATTTGCAAATGTAGACTTGACAAACGTGTATAGTAATACTGCATTAAGTACTGCTGCGAATATCGGTAGTGGAACTGGTGGTTCAGTTCAACCTATCATTTCACCAAAGGGTGGACATGGTAAGGATGCAGTACACGAACTAGGTGGACACTTTGTAATCACTAACGTAAAGTTAGAACAGAATGAAGGCGCAGACTTTACTGTTTCAAACGACTTTAGAGAAGTTGGACTTGTAAAGAATCCATTCAACTTTGGTACAACAACTGTAGCAACAGCCTCAACTGCAAGACAAACTTCCAAGATTACCTTGAGTGGTGCTCCGACTACTGCATATCAAATAGATGAAAAGATTACTCAATCTGTCACAGGTGCGGTAGGTAAAGTTGTTGAGTTTGATTCTACTAATAACATCATATATTATCAACAAGAAAAATATGCAAACTATGGACTCCATGCAAATGGAAACTTGGTTGCATTTAGTGGTACTAATGTTATCACTGGTGCGACTAGTAATGGAGTCGCAACTGCGGCTACATACGCAACACCAGAACTACAGCCCGACAGTGGTAAGGTTATCTATGTAGAGAATAGACGACCAATTAGTCGTGCGTCAGACCAAACAGAAGATATTAAAATCGTAGTGGAATTCTAAACAATGGAAAATACAAATCTTAATGTAGCCCCGTATTATGATGATTTTGCAGAAGACAAAAACTTTCATAGGGTTCTCTTTCGGCCTGGATATTCAGTCCAAGCAAGAGAGTTAACTGCACTTCAATCTATCCTTCAGAACCAAGTCGAAAGACATGGTAGACATATGTTCAAAGAAGGAACTATTGTAATCCCAGGCGCAACTGGATTTACAACTGAATACTATGCAGTTAAATTAGAAGGACTTCTAGAAACAACAGAAGTATCAAGTTACATTCAAGATTTTGTGGGTAAGAGAATCACTGGTTCCGCCAGTGGTGTTGTTGCAGAAGTTATTCAAGCAACCGCAGCAACAACAACTGACCCTATCACCCTATTTGTAAAGTATGTTGCAACAGGTACAGACAATGTAACAACTGTTTTCAACAATGGCGAAAAGATATCTGCTGATGGTACTGTTGGTTCCTTTGGTAGTGGTATTGATTCTGCACAACTTCAGGCCAGTGATGCAACCGCTATCGGTTCTTCTGCAAATATTGAAGAAGGTGTTTACTTTGTTCGTGGACATTTCGTTAAGGTTGCAACACAAAGAATTATTCTAGACAAGTATACAAACACTCCAAACTATCGTATTGGTTTGACTGTTACAGAAACCTTAGAGACACCAGAAGAAGATACATCTCTTTTGGACAATGCACAAGGTTCTTCAAACGTAAATGCAAAGGGTGCTCACAGATTAAAGATTACACTTACTCTTGCGAAACTTGCTTTAGATTCAGTTGATGACGGAGACTTCATCGAACTGCTTAGAACAAACACTGGTGTCGTACAACAAAAAGCAAGAAACACAGAATACTCTGTTATCGGTGAAACACTTGCTCGTAGAACTTATGACGAATCTGGTGATTACTCTGTACGTCCTTTCCAAATTGACATTCGTGAGACATCGAATGATGGATTGAATAATGGTATCTACGACCCATTAGCAACTACTGATGACCAAAACTCTGCATCTGATGACTTCTTGACAATTCAAGTTGCGCCAGGCAAAGCATATGTTCGTGGTTATGAAGTAGAAACTATTTCTCCAAGATACATTGATGTTCCTAAACCAAGAAGTTTTGAAAACTACAATGCCGCAGTTACCCCTGTAGAGGTTGGTAACTTTGTTCGTGTAACAAATGCATACAGTTCTCCAGAAATATCTCCATTCATCTCTGGAGACCTTTCAGAACCTTATAGACAGATTGGTTTGTTTGATACTAAAACTTCCTCTGCTGGTTCTAAGTCTGGTGCTCAGATTGGTGTTGCTCGTGCAAGAGCATTCGAACACTTCTCTGGTGTTGCAAACTCTCAAAGTGAATTTGGTACAGACGCACAGTATAACCTTTACCTCTTTGATATTAGAATGTTTACAAAACTCACAATGAGTGGTACTCCTTCTGCTATCCCTGTTGCTGGTGATAAGATTACTGGTGTAAGTACAGGTGCATATGGTTTTGTAGTTGCCCATGAGGTTGACGGAACGACAGACGTTACAAGTTCAACGACTATCACGATTGCTACTGTTACTGGTACATTCACTTCTGGTGAAAAGGTAACATGTTCTAGTTCTGCTGAGACTGATGAGATATTAGAAAATAGTTCAAATGCAGACTTAACACTTTCGGCTGTTAGTTCTTTTGACTTTAGTAGAGTTAAACAAACTTACATGCCTTCCACAGATAGTGGAACAGACCCACACTTTACATCTGATATTGTTCTTGAAACAAGTACAACTATCGCAGGACTTAATACAATTCTTGTTGGTGATAAAGATGCGGTTACTGGTTTCCAAACAGACTATGGTACAGAACTAGAAGTTGGAGATATTATTTCTATACCTTCTGGCGCGTCTGGTGCTTTGGAAGAAAGAAGAGTGGATGCAATTTCTGGACAGACTTTAGATTTGAGTGCTGATGTCACTAACGCAGTATCCTCAGTTGGGTTTGTTCGTAAGAGAGCAAACCTTCGTGATCAAAATAAAAACATACTTCTTCGTAAGTTGCAAAAGAATTCGATTAAAACATTAAAGACAGGATTGAACAACGGAGTCTCAGACTCTTCAGTTGTTATCCGTAGAACTTTTGTTGGAACTTCAAACTCTGGTGGCGACCTTTCGTTCTCTGTTGGTGCGAATGAAACCTTCAATGCAATATCTAATACCGATTATGTTATTACAGTGTTAACTGCTGGTACTGGTGGTACTGCTGTTGCTGGTGATAAAATTGATTTAACAAATGCACACATAGTCTTTACTGGTGCTGGTACTGGCTCCATTCAGATTGGAGATGGTACTGATTCTCCATTTGGTGATGGCGCAACAGTAAGACTTATTACTACAGTGACAAGAACCACAGTTCAAGAAAAATCTAAAACAAGAACTAGAATGCACCAAGTACTCGTTCATAATGCTGGTATTGGTGGTGCTGCAAAATATGGTACTTCTGCACACCAATCCGATATTTCATTAGGTGTCGCAGACATTCATAATCTATGGGCAGTGTTTGATTCTGAGAGTGCTTCAGCAGACCCCGTACTTCCTCAATGGACAGTAACAGGTGCTACTGGTAACTTCTTACAAGGTGAATTGATTACTGGTGGTACGTCTGGTGCAAAGGCAAGAGTTGTAAATACAATTTCTCCTGTGACATTCGTTCCAATCAACAACACATCCTTTGAAGCGGGCGAAACAATTACTGGTGCAGAGAGTGCTAAAACTGCAAGTCTAGATACCTTTACTGCTGGTTCTAGAATTATAACAAACGACTTTGTTTTGGATAATGGACAAAGAGATAACTTCTATGATATTGGTAGGATTATTCGTAAACCAAATACAGTCGCTCCTGTTGGACGATTGATTGTTGTTGCAGATTACTTTACTCATGGTACAGGAGACTTCTTTAATGTTGACTCATATAGTGCTATTAGTTACAAAGAGATTCCAACATATTCAGCAACTCGCGTTGACCCAGAAGTTGCAGACCCTACTGGTGAATATGACTTGCGTGATACAGTGGACTTCAGACCCCGTGTTGCAGATGCAACTACAGCAACTCAGACTATTCAAACTCAAACTGTTTACAGAGTAACTTCGTATTCCTTTAATATGGAGTCGCGTTCTTTTGCTGGAACAGGTTCATCAACAATATCAATACCAAAAGACAATTCAAATTTCATCTATGACTTAGACTTTTATGTTGGAAGAAAGGATTCTCTATTCATTGCTGCTGATGGTAAATTCAAAGTGGTTAGTGGTGCAGATTCAGAAGTTCCACAGACACCTAAACCAATTGATGACGCAATGAAACTTGCAGATTTAGATTTGCCTCCATTTGTTGTTAATGTTAAAGACGTAACTTATGTTGCAGTTAATAATCGTAGATACACAATGCGTGACATTGGTAAACTAGAAGCTCGTGTTGAGAACATAGAATACTACACTGCATTGAACCTTTTAGAGAAGGATGCAAAGTCTTTACAAATTCAAGATGCCGATGGTTTCGATAGATTCAAATCTGGTTTCTTAGTAGACAACTTTAAAGGACACGCCACTGGTGATGTTCAACATGCAGACTATAGAAATTCTATAGACATGCAACATGGTGAATTGCGTCCGAAATACTTTATGAAGGGTGTTACTATTGCAGAAGAAAATGTAACTGACTCTGACAGAAGTAATGACCAGTATGCAAAAACTGGTGACATTATAACTCTTCCTTATACACACAAGGTTGCAGTAGAACAACCATATGCAACTCGCGTTGAAAATCTAAACCCAACTCTATCATTTGCTTGGGCTGGTATTTGTAGATTATCTCCATCTGGTGATGAGTGGTTTGAAACTGCTAGAATCCCAGATTTGATTGTCAATCGTGAAGGAAACTTCGATACAGTTTTAGCGCAAAATGCAAATGCATTAGGAACAATATGGAATGCATGGCAGACTCAGTGGAGTGGAGTAACAACTTCTACTAGTAATGATTGGAGGTCTTCTGGACGCCGAGTATTGCGTAGAACAGTAACTAATGAAGCTGGTACAATGACCAGAAGAGGTGTTACCACTACTGTAGTTGCTCAAGTAGATACAGAGTCGCTAGGTGATAGAGTAGTATCTCGCGCTTTAATTCCATTCATTCGTGCAAGAAACATTACGTTTACTGTTACTGGATTGAAACCTCTTACTAAAGTTTATCCATTCTTTGACAAATCAAATGTAGCTGCATTGGTAACACCATCTGGTGGCAGTGCTGGTGGAAACCTTGTCTCATCTGCCTCAGGCAAAGTAGAAGGTACATTTGCAATCCCTAACCCTAATGTTCAAGGAAACTCACGTTTCAGAACTGGTGATAGGTTATTCAGATTAACTTCTTCTACTGTAAACGCACTTTCTCCAGAACCAGAAACTTTCGCACAATCAATTTATTCTGCAACTGGTATCCTAAGTACAATTCAAGAAACTATTGTTGCTACTCGTAATGCAACTGTTATTACTCGTAACGTGACTGATGAAGAAAGAACCAGCAGACAGGTTTCTGACAGAACAGCCCAAGTTGGTTGGTTTGACCCACTTGCACAATCATTTATGCCACAGGCATCAGGTGGTGAGTATATTACTAAGATTGATACTTTCTTCCAAGGTAAAGATTCTACACTTCCTGTTACTATTCAAATTCGTGAAATGTATAATGGATACCCTACAACTAAGGTTCTTCCATTTGCTACTAAGACACTTGAACCTTCAGAAGTTTCTATCTCTGAGGATGCTTCTGTTGCAACTACAATTACATTCGATGAACCTGTCTATGTAAAAGATGGTATTGAATATTGTATCGTGTTGTTCACTGACTCGCAAAAATACCTTACATGGATTTCTCGAATGGGAGAAACTGATGTTGGTGGTTCTCGTTTGGTTTCTGACCAACCATATCTTGGAGTTTTATTTAAATCACAAAACAATTCTACATGGACTGCATATGATTTAGAAGACTTAAAGTTTACTCTATATCGTGCAACCTTTGATACATCTAAGACTGGCGCAGTAACATTAGTTAATGATGTACTTCCAGTTAAGGAACTCAAAGAGAATCCAATTAGAACATTTGCTGGTTTGAGTAAAGTTAAAGTTGCTCATAATGACCATCACATGTACAGCACAAATAATAATGTGACAATCAGTGGTATTAGTTCTGGTGTTCAGACAACATTAAATAGTTCTCTCGCTGCGGCCGCAACTAGTTTATCTCTTGCAACAGATACAGGATTCCCAAATAGTGGAACTGTTTTTGTTAAGATTGGTAGTGAAGTTATCTCTGGAACTATTTCTGGAACAACCATTTCCTCACTGACTCGCGCAGTAGAAGGAACAGACGTTCTACATGCTAATGCTTCAATAGTAGAGTTGTATGAACTAAGTGGTATTCCTCTAACAGAAATCAACAAGACACATGTTGCATTAGGTGACATTCAGATTGATTCATATACTCTATCAACAACTGCTACTGCTGATGGAAGTATTACTGGTGGTGGTGCAAGTGTTACTGCAACAGAGAATGCATTGATTGATACTATGCAAACTCTTGTTCCAGTTATTGAACATCCAAATACAATCATTTCTGCTAAGTCAAGATCAACAACTGGTACTTCTCCAAGTGGTGCTCAACAGTCTTTCGTTAAACAAACTCTGTCTCAGGCAGATCAAATTCCGATTACTGATAACTACTACTTTGAAGAACCTAGAATTATTTGTTCACAGATTAATGAGACTAACGAATTGTCTGGTAACAAATCATTTGAACTTATCTTTACGATGACTTCATCTGTTGAAAACCTTTCACCTATCATTGATTTGGATAGAAAAACTATCGTTACAGTTGCAAATAGATTAGACAATATAGATGCATCTTCTGATGTTTATCCAATTGCAGAGTTTAATTCTCCAACTGAACCAGAGGGAGATTCGGGTGAGGTTGTTTATATTACTCGTAAGGCTCAGTTAAAAACTCCTGCTACATCTCTGAAATGTTTCGTTGATGCCGTCAAGTTTGATAGTGCAGAAATTCAGTTGATGTATAAGATACTACGTTCAGATGATTCATCGGATTTCAATGAAATCGGTTGGACTTATTTTAATACTGCTGGTTCGCCAGACTCAACTGTTAACTCTTCAGTTGATTTTGATGACTTTATTGAAAGAGAATATAGTGCAAATAATTTACCAGAATTTATTTCCTTTGCAATTAAGATTAGGATGCAAGGAACGAATTGCGCTGAACCCCCTCGTATGAAAGACTTACGGGCAATAGCATTGGCGACTTAACATGGCAGATTATTTAAAAGTTCAAGAACATCCAGACCTTGCTCGTGATACAGTTTCGGGGGCAATCGTCAACACAAATATGCAAGCGTATGAAGCTGCTGTAAATCGCTCCAGAAATGTTAAACAACAAAAAGATAGTATGAGGGATGCAGTAAGGGACATAAATAACTTAAAGAGTGAGATGCACGAAATCAAATCTTTACTTTTAAAACTAGTGGATAAAGAATAATGGCAGATCGTAATACACCAACATCATTTACCCTTGAAGAATGGAGAGTTGAGTTTAATGAACTTGCAGTGGATGTCGGTGACATTGGTTCTCTTCCCTCTACAATAAATGGCCAGGCCGTAACAGATGTCATAGAATCAGTTGTGCAACTTAATAGTGCAATTACAACTGCTATGTTTCCAAATGTCTTAGACTTCGGAGATTCGACAAACGCCAATACTGCAAGAATAAAGATGGGCGCTGCTGATGATCTTCAGATGTACCATGATGGAAGTAATTCAATAATCAATCATACAGGCACAGGTTCGTTGTCGTTAGTATCTGACTCAACTACCTTAACATTCCCAGCAGTCGGTGGTACTATATCAACTGAAGGATTTAGTATAGCCCTTGCAGTTGCACTTGGTTAAGACTTATAAATACTATAATAGATATTAAGGAAAACAATAATGGCGAATAATTTTAAAAACGCATTTGCAACGAGTATATCCACTACTGCTGGTTCTCCAACAGATGTTTATACAGCAAACAATGGAAGTGCATGTAATTCGATTCTTATCGAACTTGACATTTCAAACACAGGTACTTCAGCAGTACAGGTTACAGTTTTAATTAGGGACAGTAGTGCAAGTGCATCTTTCCATATTATTAAAAGTGCTCCTCTACCAGTTGGTTCCTCTTTGAAGGTGGTGTCAGGACAGAAGGTGGTTTTAAATGGTAATGACAAGGTTCAAGTTTACGCTTCTGCAAATACTGTAGATGTTGTTGCATCCATCCTAGAAGATGTATCATAAGGGAGTTTAATTAATGTCGTATATAGGTACTCCATTCATCAATCAAGTATCTCCTGCTTTTCATCAGGAAGACTTTACTGATTCTAGTTTTGGAAACGTCACAGTGGGTTCTGTTACTCATGCCAATGCAGTCACTCTAACCGAGTCTGTGCCAGGCAGTAACGCAGAAAACCTACAGGTTGTGATTAATAACGTAATCCAACAAGCTACAAGTGCATACACTATTCACCAGAACGCTGCTGGAGAACCTAAGATTTTAAAACTTTCTGAGGCTCCTGCAAGTAGTTCAGTTATTTACGTTATGCATAGAGGGGTTGGTTCTTTCCAAATGAAACCGCCCACTGGTTCTGTTGGTTCAACAGAACTGGCCGCAAACTTAAAGTCATTTACAACTGATGTATTCACTGGTAATGGTTCTACTACTGCATTCACTCTGACAGAGACACCTCCAAACGCAAACTCCGTGTTAGTGTTTGTTGATGGTATCCTACAGAAGTCCAGTACTAACTATGCAATCAATGGTACTACACTTACATTTACTTCTGCACCAGATGCAAGTGCAGAGATTGAAGCAAAACACTTTGGTATTCGTGGAGTGGTTCGTAGAAGTACAGATTATCAGTTAGATGTATTCGCTGGTAATGGTAGTGCAACTGCATTCACATTATCAAGTGGTGGTGCAACCACAAATAGTGCATTCATCTTCTATAATGGTATTGCTCTTAAACCAACAAACGACTACTCAATCAGTGGTGCAACATTAACATTGACATTCGCACCTGTCAATACATCCGAAATTATGGCGAGGTATCAACTCTAATGGCTACTAGTAATTCAAAAAACATTGCAGAACTTTTAAATGGTGACACTACTATTGGTACAACAGATATTGCAGATGATGCAATAACCGCAGCAAAAATTGCTGATGCAGTTGCACTAGGCGGGCCATCACTTGGTACTGCCAGTATAATCAGAACAAACGCACAAACAATAAGTGAGAACATTACCATTGGATCAACAACCAACGGCATGAGCGCCGGGCCTATAACTATTGCTGATGGTTACACAGTTACCCTGACGGGTACTTGGAGTATCGTATGAGTACGCTAACAGTTAAAGAACTCTCCGCACCTACGGGCGAGGTAATCAAAATCGCATCAGGTAAAACACTTGATTTGAATAGCCAAGGGACGCTGATACTTCCTACTGTACCCTCCTCTAAGATGCCCACAGGCTCAGTGTTGCAGGTAATCCAAACAACTAGTGATACAGTTACTGAATTAACAGCAGTCAATACTTGGACAACCGTGGGGACTGCGGCAACAATCACACCTACGTCTGCATCAAGCAAGATACTTGTAATGCACGCCGCAGGAGGTTTAGCTTCAGGCAGTAATGCAAGTTTTGGTTTTCAGTTATTGAGAGGCAGCACATCCATTAGCGCAAAGTCACGATATGGGTATACCGCAATATCTGGCTATGCTCCGATTAACTGGGATTTCAAATACCTTGACTCTCCTAACACTACGTCAGCAACCACGTATAATTTTCAGATTAGATTAACAAATACAGGAAACATAAGGCATACAGATGGTGAAAGCCAAATTTCTGCCAACGATTCTTGTACAACTATACTAATGGAGATACAAGGATAATGGCTTCTAAACTAAAAACAGACGTTCTTGAAACTGGCTCTGGCTCTGGCACGATAGCATTGAATAACCAGTTGAGTGGTATGACGAGTGCTAGTGTTCCTAGTGGCTCAGTGATTCAGGTTTTAACCAATAAAAGTTCTGGTGGGTTAGTTTTAACATCTGGAACATTCATAACTACTGGTATGAGTTTAGCGATAACTCCTTCCTCAACTTCTAACAAGATTTTAGCAATGTTTCTATCTAAGAGCCTGACAACTCTTGCTGCTAACACTGGTATAAATGTTAGTTTGAGAAGGTCAGGAAGTGACGTTTCTAAATCTGGTTACTACTCAGCTCAACAAGCAGGGAACCAGACTGTTCCGCTGGGAACTATGCACACATTAGATTCCCCTAGCACAACATCGGCAATTACTTATGAAGTATTTGTACAAAGATCGGGTGTCTCAGGGACAGTCCAAATAAACGGGCCTATAGAATTAACACTAATGGAAATCAAAGGATAACATCACATGACAGATAAAGCAGCAGCACTACAAGCCCTAACTCCAGCAGCCCAGTGGGTCTTACGTGGAGACGAATTAGAGTGGCTTGACGAAGTACAAACACAACCAACTGACGCAGCAATCGCAGCTAAGATTGTTGAACTACAAGCGGCTTATGACGCAGCAGCATACGCTCGTTCACGCAAAGTAGAATACGACAAATTGAATCAGGACGAAATGCGTTTTGATGATTTAGTCAACTCAACCACAACTTGGCACGATGCTATCGCAGCAATCAAAGTAGCCATACCAAAGCCTGAATAGGAGTAGTGAAATATGACTACAACTATAACGGGTGCTACGGGTGTCAATCAGATAACTGATGATGCTATTACAGCAGCTAAGTTACCTTCTGGCTCAGTAATCCAAGTCGTTCAAAATGCGGTGAACTCTTCATCGTTTACAAACGCAAGTGGCTCTTATGTAGCAATAGCAGATATGACAGTAACGATTACACCTCAATCTTCATCCAGTAAAGTATTAGTTACTTTTAATTGCGGTGGGTCAGTAGTTGGACAATCAACTAACCAAGAGGCGATTCATGCAAGAATAAAAAGAGGTTCTACTGTAGTAAGAGAATTAGGACGTTATGGTTTTAATCGTAATGATGACTACAGTTCATTGCCTGTATTTCTAACATTTTTAGACAGCCCAAACACTACATCAGCAACTACCTACACACTTGAAATGAAAGTTAACAATGGGACTCTTCAAATGAATAGAGATAATGTCGTAAATGGTAGTGTCACTATTGCACAGGAGATCGCAGGATGAGCTATCTAGGCAGGTCAGCAAAGTTAAGTCTCAAGGCAGATGCGTTGAAGTTATTATTGCCAAGTGACTAATAATTTATCAAAGATAATACTGAAGTAAATAAACTGTATAAATATATGAAACATATGGGAAACGATTAAATGCCATTTATAGGAAAACAACCACAAGTTGGTGCGTACTCTAAGTTAGACGCGATTACAACGTCTGCTACTGCAACGTACAACTTAACTTTGAATAGTGGTGCATACTATCCTTCAAGTGCAAACCATCTAATGGTTTCTCTGAATGGCGTTATGCAGGCTCCACAAGATTCATTCACCATTAGTGGTGCGACAATCATATTCGCCTCGACACTTGCAAGTACTGATAGTATTGACTTTATCATGGCACTTGGTGACGTTCTAGATATTGGAACTCCAAGTGATGGTACAGTAGTAACTGCAAAGATGCAAGATGCTGCCGTGACAACTGCAAAACTCGCGTCTAGTTTAGACTTGAGTGGTAAGACAGTCACTATGCCAGCAGGGGCAGTGTTGCAAGTTAAATCCACTTTTGTTGCAACAACATTCTCTTCAACAGCAGCTAATTTCACTGACATGGGGCTTGCAGTAACAATCACCCCAACATCTACATCGTCAAAAATTCTTGTATCTTACAATTTGGGCACTGTCGATACGGCAGCTGACGCTAGAATAGGATTTAGAATAGTTAGAGGTTCAACCGCTGTGGGTGTAGGAGCAACTGCTGGTAGTAGATATTTAGCGTCTACGGCTGCTACTACTGTGACTCAGCGAGGACAGCCGCATTCTTTTCAATTCCTAGACTCACCAGCAACGACTTCAGCAACGACATATAAAGTGCAGCAGTACAACCAAGGCAGCACTTTAACCCTTGGGATAAGAGCTGACAATGACGGAGATGGTGCTTCTGTGTATAGAACAGGTTACAACATCATAGTACAGGAGATCGCAGGATGACCTCTAAATTAATCAATAGGATAACATAAAATGACAGATAAAGTAGCAGCACTCCAATCCCTAAAACCAGCAGCACAGTGGGTGTTGCGTGGCGATGATCTAGAATGGTTGGATGAGGTTCAAACAGAACCCACCGCATTACAAATTTCAAACGAAGTCACAAGACTCCAAGCAGTCTACGATGGACAGGCATATGCTCGTGCTCGTAA